TTTCAGGTGGAGGCACTAGCGGTTCTGTGACAGTAAATCTTGCTATTGATGCCGCTGTTGACTTCGGTTCAGACGGATCAGGAGTTGATGTATCGCTTCATAGCGGTACGGCTGGCGATCTGATATTATTTGATGCAAGCGATAAATCCTTAGAGTTTACAGATTGCACGATTAGTCTTAATGGAGCATCAGCAGGTTCTTGGGCAGACGCAAACATAGTTCTTTGCAACACGGTTTTTAATTAAATAAAGGAAAGGCAATATGGCAACATATTCAAAAATAGACCTATCGGCTTCAACTGATGGCATAGGCATTCTCGTAGATGATAATGCTACAGCAGGAAAATTGATTCATACAGGTGATAGCACAGCAACGACATATGATGAAGTGTGGATTTATGCTACAAACATTTCGGCTGCTGACAAAAAACTAACCATTGAATACGGTAGCACTACAGTAATTATTGAAGTTACTGTTGCTACTGAAGCAGGGTTATCTCTTGTGATACCCGGATTAGTTATTAAAGGTAATGCTTCACCTGTAGAGATTAGGGCTTTTGCGGCAGATACTAGTTCTATCTGCTTGTTTGGTTACGTAAATAGAATAACTGCTTAAGAGGTCTTATAGTGTTTCGACAAGATAGGACTAACCCTAGCACTGCGGTTTCTACGTGGAAGGGTCGTAAGGATTTGCCGAAGGCTAATCCGTCTACGGCTGTTTCTGCGTGGTTGAATGGCGGTTTGGCTGGCGGTGGTGCTGCCATGACTGCTTTCGGTGGGATTATCACCCAGTATGAGGATTCTGGTACGACGTATCGTGTTCATGCTTTCAGGGGTACTGGCACGTTTACTGTTGTGGATGGTTCCGCTGACGTTGATTATCTGATAATCGCTGGCGGTGGTGCAGGTGCTTTCAGTTATCAAGGCGCTGGTGGTGGCGGCGCTGGCGGTGTAAAAACAGCAACAGGTCTTACTGTTGATGCTGCTTCTAGTCCTTACACTATTACTGTTGGTGCTGGAGGAGATCAATCATTTGAAGCAAATAGTGGTAACAACTCGGTAGCCCTTGGTGTAACTGCCACAGCAGGTGGTGGCGGTGCCAATACATCAGGTGAAGAAGATGGTGGTTCTGCTGGTGGTGGAACAGGTGCGGGTTATGCTGCTGGTTCTACCACTGATGCCGCTCAAGGTAATGATGGTGGTGCTTACGCTACACATGCAAGTTACAAGGCTGGCGGCGGCGGTGGCGGTAAAGGAGGCGCTGGTTCAAACGGCGCTACTTGGAATGGTGCCGCTGGTGGTGCAGGAGCCACAGGTTATGGGATAGGTAGTGCTACCCCACTTTATGCTGGTGGTGGCGGTGGAGCAGGTTGGATTAACTCTTTAAATGCTGGTTCGGGTGCAGGTGGCACAGGCGGCGGTGGTAAAGGAGGCGCATACCACGCATCAGATGTTCAGACTGTGGCAAACACGGGTGGTGTACCTAACACAGGTAGCGGTGGCGGTGGTGGTCGGTCTGGTAGTGCAACGTCTATCCCTGCAACGGGTGATGGTGCTACTGGTATTGTTCTAATCAGATACGCGGTGGCATAATGACAGTAAACACAGCAACACCCGATTACATAGTTGATGGCGTTCTCACTGATGGTGAGGCGTGGGTTGCTCTTGGTACGGCGACACCATCTTCTGCGAATGTGACGTTCACTTCTTCGACTGGTGCTAACGACTGGTCACAATACATGGATCTTGTAATAATCTGCTATGCACGTAGTGTGGGTACTGGTACATGGAAAAACATAACTACGACTTTCAATAATGACACAGGTTTTAGTTATCAGAATCAACATCTTTATGGTAATGGTTCGAGTGCAGGTGCTGGTGTGACTAATCCTCAATACACAGGGTTGGCTTATATAGCGGGCGCTGGTGCTACGGCTAATGTTTTTTCAGCAGTGAAATACGACATTTTTGATATAAATTCAGGCAAATACAAATATGTTCACACAATTTCTGCCGCTGATAGTGGTAACCCTGACACGGTATGGACAGAAATAGGGACATGGGAAAGTCAGGCTGCAATAACAGAAATTGATTTAGTGACGAGCAGCGGGTTTGCCGCTGGTTCTCGTTTCGATTTGTTTGGTGTTCTCCCAAGGATGGTGTCCTAATGGCAATTATCGAAGCGATTGAAACAGTTTACTTAGAAGCAGATACAGCGTCAGTAACGTTCTCATCACTTGGTTCGTATGAGCATCTTCAGATTCGGGTATCGGGACGACACAACAGTGCAGGTGGTGCTGGACACACCATCTACATTCGTTTCAACGGTGACACAGGTTCTAATTACAGTACGGAATCGATGCAAGGATATAATGGGGCAAACACAGGTGCTGATCCTTATGCTAATCAGGCTTTCGTGTATGCGGGCGGGCGTATCACGGGACCATTAACACCTGCCGCTGAGAATTATGGCGCGTCTATTATCGACATTCCAGATTATGCTAATGCAAATAAGAATACGTCTATGCAACAAAGGTCTGGCACAACTTTGGATTATAGTAGCGGATCTTATAATTGGTTCAGTGGTTCAGTTTGGGATAACACAGCGGCATTAACCAGTATTTTGTTGTACCCGCCGTCAGGTTCTTTTTTACGTGGCACCACAATTTCACTATATGGGATAAAGAGTTCATAATGGCTGTTTGGAATGTTATACAACACACAGAGTTAAGCGGTAGCGCTAATTACTTTGAGAAAACGTCAATCCCTTCGTCTTACGATCATTTGTATTTTCTAGCCTCAGTTAGATCAGATGTTAGTGATTATACTGATTGGTGTTATTTTCAATTAAATGGTGACACAACAGATGCTAACTATAACAATACTTATTTATTGGCTAACAGTACGACTCCCACCTCAGGTAATCCAGCGTACAGTTGGGGCGGTTATTGTCCCGCCGCTTCTGCTTTAGCAGACACTTTTGGTTGTGTGGAAATATGGATTCCCAATTACGCAAACACTTCTAATTACACACAAGCGTTGTCAAGAGCCACTTCACCTAATAATTCGACTACAACTAGTCAATTCGCTATTGATACGGCGGCAACTCTTTGGAAAAATACTGCCGCTGTTAACGCTTTCAAATTTATGCTTTATGGCGGTAGTGACAATTTTGTGCAATACAGCAGTTTTACACTATATGGAATAAATGGAGCAGGATAATGGCAGAGCCAAAATATAAGGTCGTGAACGGTGAGTATGTCGAACTCACGGCTGAAGAAATACAAGAGTTGGAGGATCGAGCCGCAGCAGCGGATCTCGATTTCACTATGGTCAGAGGTCAACGTGACGGAATGTTACGTAACACTGACTGGACACAAATAGCAGACGCAGCCCTAGGCGATCATACTGCTGAGGAATGGGCGACATACAGACAAGAACTACGTGACCTGCCTGCTGGTTTCAGCAAGGTGTCCGAAGTTGTTTTCCCTGATGATCCACCTACGGCGGCAGCAGCAGAGTAATGACTGTCGTATACCAGCCCACACAAGAAATGCTCGGCGAGAACGCCCAAGCAATCGAATTTGAGTTGTTTAAAATCCAAGAAAAATTGGATGATTTAGAAACCCGCGTAACGGCGTTAGGCGGTTAGGAGAAACATGTCAGGAATAAGATACAACGCCTCACAGTACGGGTCGTCTGTAGGTGACCAACAGTTAACAGTATCTACTGTGGCTGTTGCTTGCACAGCCGCCACTGGTGCTATTGCGGCAATGATAACAAACGGTGCTGAACCAATCAGAGTCAGGTGGGGAACCCCGACTGCTTCTGTGGGTCACTATTTGAATCCATACAGCGTTATGGATTTGTACCAAGACGATTTAACAGATGTGAAGTTCATCAGGGCTGGGTCTTCAGATTCTGATATTCAGATCACATACTTTGGATAGGGAGTGTTGCAATGAGCGTACAGAGAATAAACCAACGTATCACACAGACCAGTACGGGCGACATTTCGGATGTAACTGCTGGTACTGCTCTCAGCGGCGGTGGGTCGGAGGGGGCTGTTGTGTTAAATGTTGTTGTAGACACCGCTACTCTTGTCATTGCGGGTCAGGTTTTTAACTAGTGGCTCGTTTAACAGCGGCGCAACGCAGACGTTTACCTAAAAGCGATGAGCAGCGGGCTATTCGTAGAAAAATAGCGCAAAAGTATCCTAGTATCGCTCAGACTCGCAGCAGGTAAATATGGCTTATAATCCTTTGTCGTCAGGTTTTAATATTCAAGATCCTTATGGGATCTCTCCTAGTCAACGCCTTAAAACGGCGTTGAATAAGACGACTATGGATAGACGCAATGTGGGTACTGGTTATGATCGTCAACGTTACGACATCGGTCAGGCTCAGAAAGCGGCTGTTCCTCAGATTGGTGAACGGTTTATTTCTCGTGGTATTTATGATTCTGGTTTAAGGAAGAAGGCTCTGGCTCAACAGTTGGCTGCTTTTGATCGTGCGAGGTCTGAGGCGGCTACGGCTCAGAATCGTGCGATTTTGGATTTGGCTTTGCAGGATTTGGCAGCGCAGGGTCAGTTTACGGGTGAGAGGTTGCAGCGGGCTACTGATGCTAATTCGGTTCGGGCTG